ATGCCCTCATTACATTTTAACATATCACTCTGAAGAATGTCTACTTCTGTATCAGTAAGAGCAGGACCAGGATCACAGTCCCTCTTCTCAATATAATCTTCTTCCCAATTATCCAGTTCTTCTTTCCAATTAATTTCAGTCATCGTATATTAGGCACTCTGGTTCGTCTGGATGTTGATCACAAAATAGTTCAATACAGTTAGGATCATGATGATCTCCTGCTACGATCTCCTCATGATGATGCTCTTCATATTCAATTAAATCATGTAGCTCTTCCTCAACATGTCGCCTAGTTTGAGGATTTGTTTGAGGATCATCTAAGATCTCTTTATCTTTAGCAATGTGCTGTTCTATACTTTCCATTTAATTTCCGTTATCGATTTAATACCACAGTAGCTCCACCATCATCGTCATCATCATCCAATTGATCTTCCAATTCCTCTCTTAATGCATCAATTCTTGCTTGAAGATCTTTATATTCATCCAAGTCACATTCAGTCTTTCCAAAATTAACTCCCATCAATTCTGTTCCCGGTTCCACATCCCTCATCTCAGGATGCACTGGTCTCTTCACTTGAGTAGTCCAGGTGCCACTTAAACGACCAGCATTATAATCTCTCATAGGTTTGGAACTAGCAGCACTGTGCATCAAATAGAAGGCACCTACAAGCATAGAGATGCCAGCCATGACGAATAAAAAAATAGAAAAATTATCCACCAATCCACCGAGTAACAGTTAACTCAATACTATTATCCTCCATTTCCCACTCTTCTGCAATCTGCCATCCATCCTCTTTTACTGTATTATATACAGCCATTCTAGCATACTGTTGAGTTACTTTCTCAATAAATCTACTTACAGGAACATCAAGATCCCAGGTATCAAGCTCAGCCACTAACTCATATGCATTTGTTTCATTATTCAATTTAAATCCAATATCATTTCTAATAGAAATCTCTGCTTCCACCGTAGGATGATCCTTAGCATGAGATCCATTAACAACTAACACTTGATTCTCTTGAACTTCATGTCCCATGAGTTCCAATGCTTCAATCAAATAAGGTCTTTCTTTAATTTTAGTCTTGATGCATGTGAAGTGAGACATGATCCTCGATAGTTTGTTTTTGCTGATAATACTCTGGTTTATGTTCAACTCTCTGAACTACTCCCAGTTTCTCTTCAATATTCCTAGTTAGGCTTTCACATTCATTACCAACAACACCAATAACCTCTTCAGTTACTGTGCCATCTTGTTTAATAGTAAATTTAATGATTTGTTGTGGCATTTTTTACATTATAATGTTAAGTTTATTTATTATAATCCTGGTATGTAATGTTGATACTTTTGGACCTGAGGCATTATATCCTCCTCCACTCTCTCAACAATATCATCAATAATATCCACATCCAAATCCATAAAAGGTGGAACGATACCAAGAATCCTAAGCAATCCATCAAGAAATAATGCAAGACAAATCAATCCAAGAATCATACTGATGATGGTTGCATTACGATTATGCTTCCTCATCAACTCAGCATCCATCTCCTTGGCCTCAACAACTGCGGCCTGGATTAGCATGTTTACTTCTTCTTTGGTGTATACATTATCAATGGGTGCCATTAGCGAATCTCAAAATCAAGTTTACGGACCTTACGCTTTCGTCTTTCTTCCTGAAAACTTAAATCCTGAGGTGAAAGAACTTCATTATTCTTCTTTTTCTTCTCAGAGCTTATCATAATAACCCTACTCAAGTCAAGAGCAGTCACACTATCCCCCTTAACAGTCATCATATTAGGACAACCACAAGATTGACTCCTTCCGGACTGACTACTACTTATCTCTTTTTGACACTCACGACATCTTACTACTAACATAGGATTTTAACAATTTACTTATCCTTAATATCATATTCAATTACTATCTTCTTACTACTGTTACCAGTTTGATCTAATGTAGTAAGATATTGTATTTTTCCACCAATATCTTCTACTATTTTTTCTAACATCTCACGATAATCATCTGGTAATAACGTCATTTTATTCTATAAAAAGTCGGGTCTTACACGGAGAGGAAGTGGTGGTGGTCTCCCCGATGCCCAATACAGAAATTATAATCTATCAATATTTATATGTCAATAGCCATCCTCATCAGTCTCCAATGACATAATTTCTAATTCCTCAATATCATCAAGTTCAATCCATTCTTCAAACTCTTTATAGATTGCATCCTTATCCCCTATTGTCTTTGCCGTTTCCAACTTATCTATTGACCACGCCCTAACATGAGAAACAATTTCATCCGTCGTGTCCAGTTTCATAATAATCTTTTCGGAAATATCTTGAGAGGATGTTGCTATTGTAGTACTTGGGGACTCCATCGTCAAGTCCCTCTGTAAGGACATTGTTACAGAAGAGTTGTCTGGTCTCTTCGTAGTTTGTCTTGCCTTTTGTATCATGTAATGATAAGATAGTTCGGCTAAAATTTTGTCTACCCAAGTGCTGAATCTCTTCTTTAAGTTCGGGACAAGACCCATAATACTTCTTCCAATCTGATTCCGATTTTACTTTTCGCTTTTTTCCCTTTGGAGTTCTAAATTGCCAAAAATACTTTCGACCAATGTACTCTCGTAAGTTCGTGAGATTGGTAATGTTATAAACAAAACCAAAGTGGTCGAGAATATCATCAGAGTTAAAAACTTTGTCATTATAAGTCCAGGGATTTTCATAATCAATATCCATATCCTACCATATGTCTATGGCTTTATTTAGAGTTTGGCCCAAAATTAGATTATTGTGTTATAATTCTTATAAATAACTAACGTAGCAAAGGATATAGCTATGAACGGAGCAATGCACAAAGTTGATATGCAATCAAGAGCTTTGAAGCTTAAAAACGAGCTCTATGATCGTTGTGAAAGGCATGAACTATCTGAACAAGAATGCCGGGGAGCAGACGAATACCTTAATAAGGTACTTGATACTTTAGACGAATTTTCTTATTGAGAGTCTTTAGCTCTATCATAATCCGCACCCAATCCAGTTAACGGATTGGGTTGGGGAGCCCCATACCTTTCTCTAATTCTAACAAATGCTCTGTTCCATTCAGGAGAATTTTGTTCTTCGCGGAACATATTATTTCTACTAAAATAATCAAGCAATTCTTCATCGCTCATATTATCAAAGTTTAAATCCTGAGAAGGTATCTTTCTTAACATCCTGTTTAATACCACCAACTACATAAGACTCCACCTCTGTCTCCTGGGGAGCAACCTGCAGTCCTTTGGAAGAGATCCAATGCTGTGTCCATGGTAGAGGATTATGACTTGCTGGAATATCATAAACTGGTTTTAAACCAATTGTTTTCAATCTCCTATTAGCAATCCACTCCACATATTGATGAAGAAGCTTATCATTTAATCCCACCATACTCCCATCCTTAAACAAATAATCCGCCCATTTCTTCTCTTCATTGACTGCGCGATCAAACATTTTATAAGTCCACTCCTCTTCTTCTTTCATAATCTCTTTCATCTCAGGATCATCACCCTTTCTCCAATTGTTTAAAATGGTTTGAGTAAGTATGAGGTGTTGGTTCTCATCTCTTGCTATGAGCGAAATGATTTTCGCACTGCCTTCCATAAGCTTAAGCTCACCAAAAGCAAAGGAACAAGCAAAACTAACATAGAAACGTATTCCTTCCAGTATGTTAACATTGGCTACTGCCCGATAGAGTTTTCTTTTTAATTCTTTCATATCCCACTGTGCGGTTGGAGAATCTTTAAAATCTGGTCTCCATTGATTACCTGTTCCATATTGATGAGCATCATTAATAAAATCATCATATGCCTCTGTAACACTCTTAGCACGTTCTAGAATACGTTCATCTCTAAGAATAGTATCAAATACCTCTGATGGATTGGAATAAATATTCTTCATAATATAAGTATAGGAACGGCTATGAATCATTTCCATAAATTCCCATACCTTCATACATGCTTCTAATTCAGGAAGAGAACAGTATGGTGCAAATGCCATACCAGGAGCCCGACCCTGAACACTATCCAGCATCGTCTGATACTTTAGATTAGAAGTATAGATATGCTTTTGTTCTGGACGCAACATCTGATAATCACCACGATCTTTTTGGAGTGATACCTCTTCTGGTCTCCAAAAATAACCTAATTGTTGCGTAGTAAGTTTATCAAAAATAGGATATTTGTAAGAATCATATCGTTGAATACCAAGAGGTTTACCAAAAAACATTGGCTGTTTTTTAGTATCAGTCTCATAAGTATTAAAAACTGTTATTCCTTTAATTTCAGACGGCACAGGATTCACACTCCCCTTCATCAGCAGTACTTAATTCATCAAGCAATTGATTTAATTTTCCTTTTCCTTGAACCCCAACATCTGATATGTTATCATGCCACCCAATAGGATGTGCTGGTTGTTCATCACTCTTATTATCATAAGTATTCTGATAATAAGATGTCTTCCAACCATACTTATATGTGGTTAAAAGATCCTGTGCCATTACGCTAACAGGAACTTCAGAGTCTGGGTAATGCTCCGGATTATAGGACCAATTTCCAGAAATCGCTTGATCAAAGAACTTCTGCATAACAGCAACAATATTAATATAACCAGTATTCCCAGGCATATCCCAAAGGAGCGTATACTCATTCTTTAAACTGCCATAGGAGGGAACAATCTGCTTAAGAGGCCCTTTCTTTGATTTCTTAACGGACAAGTAGTCTCTAGGAGGCTCGATTCCATTGGTAGCGTTTGACACAACGGAGCTGCTCTCCGAAGGCATTTGTGCGGACAATGTTGAGTGCCTAAGACCGTAGGTGGTGATATCATTTCTAAGAGATTCCCAGTCATGTTGCAACTCCCTATTACAAATCTCATCCACATCCTTCTTATATGTATCTATTGGAAGGATACCATCAGCATACTTAGTTCTACCAAAGTTTTCACAATAACCTTTCTCTTGAGCAATTTTATTAGAAGACTTTAAAAGGAAATACTGAAAAGATT